AAGCGGGCGACCAGACCACCAACGAAACGGCTTACACCAACTACGCTCGCGTCGCCGTGGCGCGCAGCGGGGCAGGCTGGACGGTCACCGGCAACGCCGTCGCCAATGCCGCCCTGGTGCAGTTCGCACAATGCGGCGTCACCGGCGCCACGCTCACCTATTTCGGCGTCGGAACCGATTCATCCGGTGCGGGCAAGCTGCTGTATTCCGGCGCGCTCACCTCGTCGCTGGCCGTGTCGTCTGGTATTCAGCCGCAGTTCGCCGCTGGCGACCTGGACATCACCGAGGATTGACGTGCCCGGCTTCGGCAATGTCGGCGAGTTTGCCAATGCGGATCTGCTGGGCCAGTGCTGGCTGACGCAGTTTCGCAAAACCGTTGCGTCAGCGGCAACGACCACAAACGCCTGGATCGATTACAGCTATTTTGCCGGCAGCCCGGTCGCCAACTTTTACGCATCGTCGCCGGCAGTCGCTGCCGTGCTGGAATCCGACAAGGGCATCAAGCTGCCCACCGTATCGCCAGCCACGCAGCACCTCAAAGCGTTCAACGTGATGACGGCCAACACCGCCAGCGCGGTCAACGCCCGGCAGCGGCTGATCCTGTGCGATTACTTGCTGTACTACCCCTTCATCGACACCGATGCGGTGGGCGAAACGCAAACGCTCACGAACAATGCCGATGACCCGCTGGTGCCTAGCCTGCCGCGCTACAGCAGCGGCCGTGTGATCGCCGTGGCGCAGTCGGCAGCCTCAACCACTGGGCAATTTACCTTTACCTACACCAACCAGGACGGCGTGCCCGGCCAGGTGAGCCAGAACACCTATACCTTCGTTGTCGCCGGCGGCGGCCAGGTGGTGTCGGCAAATGGTGTCGGCGCATCGTACAACCCGTATTGCACCCTGGCGGCCGGCGATTCTGGCGTGCAGTCGATACAAAGCGTGACCTTCACCGCTGGCGGTGGCGGGCTGATGGCGCTGGTGATCGTCAAGCCGCTGCTCAATGGCTACGTCACGCAGGAATGCCGCACCACGTCTGGCGTGGCCTTTGGCGCGGCGGATGAATTCCTGTCGCTGATCCATGCCGCCGGTGCGCCGCAGATCAAGGACGGCGCGGTGCTGAATCTTTTTGCCGAGGGCACGCAGGGCTCGCTTGCCAGCTCTCAGCTTGTCGGTTTCCTCGAAACCGTGTGGAACTAGGAGAACGAAATGGGCTGGACCTCGCAGGATGACCTGATCACGCAACTCACCACCAACGGCAAAGGCGACGTGGTCACAACGACCAAGACGCTTTCCTCGGCCGGAACAGCTGGCGCCTGGACTTTGCTGGCAGGGCATGCTGGCTATCCACCAGCTGCAACCTTTACGGGCTCTGATCTGACGTATGTGCCAACCGACGATACATGGAGCGAGGGCACCATCTATACAGGTGGCGATGTCGATCCGGCTACCAAGCATTTTCTGAATGTTGGCGGCTGTGCAGTCGCAGCGGCCGGCGCCCCGTGGTACGTTATGGCAATCGACCTGGTAGGCTTCGTGCCGCTGTCAGGAACCAATGTGTCGACGACCGGCACAAAGACGGTGACCATGACCGCGCTGTCGAATTCCGGCTCGAAAGGGGATCGCTACCCGAACGGCGCCGGGTTGCGGCTTTTTGTTGCGGCCGATACCGCACTGGGCGCGAATGCGCCTACCTGTGTCATCAACTATCTTGATACGGGTGGCGGCGCGGGGGCCACGACGACCTTCACCTCTACCGCTTCGATGGGTGTCGGGCAACTGCTCAATACCGGCGCAGCGGCAAACAAGTACAACCCCTTCCTGCCGTTGGCTGCCGGCGATACCGGTGTGTCCGACATTGTTTCGCTTGTATGGTCCGGCACGGCGCATGCGTCCGGCACGGTAATCATCGGCTTGTGTAAGCCGCTTTGGACGCTACCGCTGCCGGCCACAGGCCTTTACAACAAAATGGACTTGGTCAATGCGCTGCCGTCCATGCGCCAGATCCCCGACGGCGCCAATATCCAGTTCCTGCTGTTCCAGACCGGCGCCACCACCTCGGCCGGCACGGTCAACATCGATTTCGATTACGGCTACGGCGGCTGATCATGGACAAGCGCATTCTCGACCTGGTCAACGACTTCAGCCAGTGGAAGGGTAATTCCTACACGCTGGCGAATCTGGTCATCGAATTGCAGAAAGACATCGACCGAGAAAAGCTGATCGCCGCTGGTCTGACGGAAGCCGCCGAGGTAATCTAATGGCGCTGCGCTGCAACGGCAACCAGTTCGCGTCGTCCGGGATGAAATACTTCGGGGCAACTGCGTTACTGAGCGCAATTCCGTCGACGCACCACAGCAACTTTGCGCAGACCGGGCGCAGGCGCAACCTCACGGCCGGCGAGGGGATCACCAGCGAGCTGGTCGGCATCCCTTCCGGCTACCGGCACCCCGGCGCATGGATGCTGCCGCAGCGCGCCGGCGCACTGTCCAGCCACAACAACACGCAAGGCAGCAGCACCGCTACGCTGTCGCTGGCCGAAGGCCGCAACATCGCCGCCACCTCTGCCGGCATCGGTGCCGCCAGCGCCACGCTGCAGCTGGTGGTGTCGATGGTCGGCACCTCCGACGGCAGCGCGAGCGTGACCGGCAACATCAACGCCGCGCTCGGCTTGTCTGCCAGCGGCGCCGGCAGTGCCACGGTAAGTGCTACCGCTACCGCAGCGGGCTGGCTGGCCGGCAACAGCGCCGGCAGCTGCGCCGCCACGCTGACGCGCTATGCCACCGGGCGGCTCTACGGCAGCATTTCGCCCTTTACCGACCTGTCACCGGAAAACCTGGCCGCCGCTGTAATTGCTGCCGCGCAATCTGCACCGATCCATGCCGACGTGCGCAAGGTCAACGACTATGCCGTGAGCGGCGACGGCCAAAGCGGCACCGAATGGGGGCCTGCATAAATGGCATCGTCCTGGCTCGATAGCTGGGGCAACTCGTGGGGCGACGCATGGGGACAGCAAGCCACCGACCCCAACGCCCTGCGCGGCACCGCCGCCGGCACGGCAACGGCCGCCGCATCGCTGACCGCGATTGTCTGGCTATCCGGCAGCAGCGCAGGCAGCAGCACGGCGCAGGCATATCTTGAGCTGGATGGCGGGCCGCCTTTAATTGCCATCCCCACCGGCGCTCCGGTATTCCCCGGCGCCGCCCGCGCATCCCGCTGGCACTGCCCGCCGGGCCCGTTGAAGACGACGAGGCGCTGCTGCTGCTGGAACTGGTTTAGCGCGGACATCGCTTGCCTTATGCGTGTCCCTCTGCATCGCGATGATGTGCGTGCAGACATCTTCAGGGAGCGAACGATGCAAAAGACGATCAAACCCGGCACACGCGAAGAGCGGTATTTCACGTTCGAGCGCGCCGCCGTGGATGCCGCCGCGCGCACCGTCGAGCTGGCGTTTTCATCGGAAGAACCTTACGACCGCTGGTGGGGGCGTGAAATCCTCGACCACGGCGCCAAGGCCGTGCGGCTGGGACGCCTCAAATCCGGCGGACCGCTGCTGTGTGATCACGAAGGCGAAGACATCGTCGGGGTGGTCGAATCGGTACGCATCGACGCCGACCGGGTAGGTCGGGCCGTCGTTCGCTTTGGCAAAAGCGCGCGCGCCGAGGAGGTCTACCAGGACGTGCTGGATGGTATCCGGCGCAATGTGTCCGTCGGCTATGTGATCCACAAGGCGCAACTGGTCGAAACCGGCGACAAGGCCGTCGAGACCTATCGCGTCACCGACTGGGAACCCCACGAAATCAGCATCGTTGCCTGCCCGGCCGACCCATCGGTCGGCTTTGGCCGTGCCCTGGAAGACTCCCCATTGATTCCCCTCAACCCCACCCAAGAGGAACGAACCATGACCACCCCGAACGAAATCACCCCGGCCGACATCACGGCCGCTGAAACGCGCGCTGCCGATGCGGCCCGCGCCACCGAACAGAAGCGCGTCGCCGACCTGATCAAGCTGGGCGACCAGCACAAAGACGAAGACGGCCCCGCGCTGGCGATGAAGGCGATCACCGAAGGCAAGAATGTCGGCGATTTGCAATCCGACATCCTCGCCGCGCGCCGCAATGCCTCGCAAGGCAGCAAGCTGCCGTTCGGCAAGGGCGCGCAGGTGACGGATAACCTGGCCGACGATCCGAAGCTGGGCTTCCGCAGCTACGGCGAATTCTGCACCGACGTGCTGCGCGCCAGCGCCAAGAGCGGCGCCGTCGTCAGCGAGCGCCTGAACCGCGCCGCCACGGTCTTCGGCAACGAAGGCAGCGGCCCGGATGGCGGTTTTGCCGTCCCGCCCGAATTCGCGCGCACCATTGCCAGCGTGGCCTACGGCGAAGAATCGCTGCTGGCCCGCTGCGATGCCACGCCGGTGTCGGGCAACAACATGACCTTCCCGAGCGACGAAACCACCCCCTGGGGCAGCACCGGCATCTATGCCGCATGGGAAGGTGAAGGCGACCAGACCACCCCGAAAAAGCCCTCGCTCAAGCAGAGCGAGCTGCGCCTGCGCAAGCTGAAGGTGTTGGTTGCCGCCAGCGAGGAAATGCTGGCCGATGCTGCCGCGATGTCGGCGCACATCACCCGCAAGATGGGCGAGGCGGTGGATTGGAAGATCAACGACGCCATTGTCAACGGCAGCGGCTCCGGCCAGCCGCTGGGCATCATGACGGCGGCTTCGACCGTGTCGCAGGCCAAGGAAAGCGGCCAGACGGCGGTCACCATCAACGCGACCAACATCGCCAAGATGTACGGACGCTGCCTCAAGGCCGGCGGCAATTCGCTGGCCTGGCTGATCCACCCCGATGCGATGAACCAGATCATGGTGCTGTCGCTCAACAACAACCCGATCTGGACACCACCGCAAGAGGGCTTCAAGGCGGCGCCCAACGGCTTCCTGCTGGGCCGCCCGATCATCGAGACCGATGCCTGCCAGACGCTGGGCACCGTGGGCGACGTGATCCTCGGCAACTTTGCCGGCTACCGCGCCATCACCAAGGGCGGCGGCGCGGATTTCGCCACCTCAATGCACCTCTGGTTCGACCAGGACCTCATGGCCTTCCGCCTGACCTTCCGCATGGATGGGCAGCCGGCGCTCTCCGCCGCAGTCTCGGCGAAGAACGGCAGCAGCACGCGCAGCCACTTCGTCACCCTGGCCACCCGTTCCTGATCCGGCAACACAACCCAAGGGGCCGGCCCTGCCGGCCCCGCGAATGAAAGGACACACAAATGCAAGGCAAGAAACTGGTTGATATTGTCAAGTTTGTCCAGGGCTCGCCGATCATCGGCGCCCTGGCCACCACCAACGGCGATTGCGACTACGTATCCCTCAAGGGCTACGAGCGCTGCACCATCCTGCTCACGGTCGACAACGCCACCACCGTCACCGGCGGCGCCATCACCCTGAAACAAGCCAGCGCAGTGGCCGGCACCGGCGAGAAGGCCCTGGCCTTCACCACGATGTACGCAAACATCGACACCGGCGCCAGCGACACCCTGGTCGAAACCACGGTGGCATCCAACACCTTCACCACCGACACCACGGACAACAAAAACCTGATGTACGTGATCGAAGTGGATGCGGCCAGCCTGGACGTTGCCAACGGCTTCGACTGCGTGCGGGTTGATTCCCTGCTCATGGCCAACGCCGTGGGCCAGGTGTCCTACCTGCTGCACGGTGCCCGCTACGCCAGCCCGATCGCCATCTCGGCCATCGCTGACTGATAGGCATGGCTTTTGTCGAAGACCGCACGCCGTTCTTCGCCGACTTTGGCATCGATGCCACGGTCGGCGCGGGCACGGTGCGCGGCATCTTCGATAACGCCTATCAGGACGCATTCAGCCTGGTGCCCGGCACGGCGCCGGTTTTCATGTGCGCCAGCGCTGATGTCAGCAGCGTCGATGTCGGCGACAGCATCACCATCAACGCCACGGCCTACAGCGTCACCGAAGTGCGGCCCGATGGCACCGGCATGACCGTCCTGGTGCTGCAGCGATGAGCCACGGAATCACCCAGATACACGGCGCGCTGGTCACGGCCCTGACCGGCTTGGCGAGTACCGGCGCGCATGTGTATGACGACGAATTGACGCCCATTCCCGAGGCCAACCTGCCCGCGCTGCGCGTGCTGGACGATGGCCGCGAGGATATTGTCTATCAGACGCAAAAGCCGCCGCGCACGCAGTTGCGCAGCGTCGACTTCACGGTGCGCATCGCCTGCAAGGACGCCGATGCCAAGGCCGTGCTGAATACCAGCCTGGCCGAGATCGAGGCCGCGCTGTATGCCAACCGTACGCTCGGCGGCAAGGCCCGCGACGTGCGCGTCGAATCGGTCGATAAATCGTTTTCAGATGATCTGGACCGCCGCGCCGGCAATGCCGACGTAACGGTGCGGGTCGAATGGATCGCTGCCGAAGGCAGCCCGCAATCACCCTTATAGGAGTTTCAACATGGCAACCCATACCGGCAGCGAAGGACTGGTCAAGCTCGGCACCGATACCGTCGCGGAAGTGCGCGACTGGTCGGTATCGCAAACCGCCAACATGGTCGAGGACAGCAGCCAGAACGACTCGGCCAGCACCTTCAAGGCCGGCCGGTCGAGCTGGACCGCCGAAGTCAACTGCATGTGGGATGAAACCGACAGCACCGGCCAGGAAGCGCTGACCATCGGCGCATCGGTCACGCTCAACCTGTACCCCGAAGGCGCCACCACCGGCGACAAGTATTACAGCGGCACGGCCCTGGTGCAGAGCATCGGCGTGACGGTGCCCGACAGCAACGGCATGATCACCCGATCCGTGAGCCTGCAAGGCACGGGCGCCCTGTCCATTTCCACGGCCGCCTGATCCCATGGCCAACCCGATCATCGACCGCGCCCGGCTGCATTTCTCGGCCAGCGAACTGCGCCACGTCGAGGTGCCTGAATGGGGCGACGAAGGCGCGCCGCTGGTGGTGTATTTCTCGCCGCTCACGCTCGCCGAAAAGCAGCTGATCGTCAACCGCAGCCAGGCCGAAGGCAGCGTCGCTGCGCAGGCGCATGTGCTGGTGCTGAAAGCGCGCCACGCCGATGGCCGCCCGATGTTCGACCTGGAGGACAAGCGCGTGCTACTGACCCAGTGCGACCCCCTGGTGATCGAGCGGGTCGCCTCGGCCATCGTCAGCAACGCCGGCGAGAAGGAAGCGGAAAAAAACTGATGGCCAGCCCGGATCTGATCCGGGCGTATGCGCTGGCCGACCGGCTGCATATGAAAGTGGTCGATGTGCTGGAAATGACGGTAGACGAATTCGACGGCTGGATGGCTTACCTGGAAATCCGAAAACGCGAACATGGCTAGCCCCAAAGTAGAAGTGATCATCAGCGCCAAGGACCAGGCCAGCGGCGTCCTGCGCAACATCGACAGCGCCGCCAAGTCGCTGCAGGGCGGCTTCGGCAGCCTGATCAGCACCGGCATGCGGCTCGGCCCGGCTTTCGCCGCCGTGGCCGGCGCCGGCGCGCTGGGCATGCTGGTGAAGTCCACCATCGACTATGAGGACCACCTCAACGACCTGTCGAAAACCAGCCGCCTGACGGTCGAAACCCTGGCCGGCATCGGCCATGCCGCGCGTCAATCCGGCTCAGACCTCGACGGCACGGTCAGCAGCATCGACAAGCTGGCCAAGGAAATGGGCAAGAACAGCGAGAAATTCCGCGCGCTGGGCATCACCGCCAAGGACCCGCTGCAGGCATTCGGCCAGCTGGCGGATGTGCTGAACCAGATCGAGGATCCGCAGCAGCGTGCCGCCGTCGCCGCCGAAGCGCTGGGCAAGGGCTGGGAATCCGCCGCGCCGCTGCTTTCCGAAGGCAGCAAGGCCATCGAGGAAATGGTGCGCCAGGGCAAGGAATTGTCGGGCGTCACCACCGAATCGGCGAAGCGCGCCGATGAATTCAACGACCGCTGGGAAAAATTCAAGACGCTGGGCGGCGGGCTGGTCACGCGCGTGCTCTCGCCCATGGTCGACATGGTCAACAAGCTCGGCGGCGCGCTCGAAAAAGAACTCGACGCCAAGCCGGGCAGCATCATCCATTGGATGCGCACCCAGGGCGGCGGCGCCAACATCAAGAGCGGGCAGCAGATCCTCGACGCCATGGCGGCGGGCAAGACGCCAGCCGCCGGCAAGCCCACCGCCGGCGGCATTGCCGGGTTTTTGGGCGGCGCCGGCAAAAAGGCCAAGGATGCCCCGGGCTTTGCCTTTGGCATGCCAAATCTCGACAAGGAAATGGAAGCCTTCGAGAAAACCGCGCGCGCATTCCGTGGCGCGAACGATCCGCTGCGCGACCTGATCGCCAGCTATGACGAAGCGTATTCGGTTTTCGAGCAGACCCGCACCCCGCTGGAAAAACTGGAGGCGCAATACAAGCGCCTCAACGACCTGCAGGAACGCGGCGCGCTGGATCAGGAAACCTACGGCCGCGCCGTATTGCAGGCGCAAAGCGATTTCGACGACGCGGTCAACAAATCCGGCAAGGTGCTCGACCAGTTTGCCGAGAACGCCGCCAAGAACGCACAGAACGCCTTTGCCGATTTCCTGTTCGACCCCTTCGAGGGCGGCCTGTCCGGCATGGTCAACGGCTTTGCCAACGCCATGCGCCGCATGGTGGCCGAAGCCGCGGCGGCCGACCTGACCAAATACCTGTTTGGCGGCGTGGCCGGCGGCAAGGGGTCCGGCGTGCTGGGCGGCCTGTTCAATGGCGCCATCGGCAGCCTGTTCGGCGGCGGCGCAGCGCAGGCCCCGGCGCCGGTATCCACGGCCATGACACGCATGCTGCCCAGCTTTGCCGTCGGCAGCGATTTCGTGCCGCGTGACATGATCGCCAAGATCCACCGCGGCGAGCGCATTGTGCCGGCCAGCGAAAACCGCAGCGGCAGCGGCATCAGCGTGGTTAACCATTTCACCGTCGGCGGCAATGTCGACGCACGCAGCCAGGCGCAGATCGCCCAGGCGGCCGGCGTCGCCATCCAGCGCGCCCTGCGCCGGAACGGATAGCAGCATGGCATTCCTCGAAACCCCGGTATTCCCGACCGACATCGCATTCGGCTGCGTCGGCGGCCCGGGCTTTTCCACCGGCGTGGTCAGCATGGCCTCGGGCTACGAATCACGGAATGCCAACTGGTCGGAATCCCGCCACGAATACGAGGCCAGCCAGGCCGTGAAAACCGCCGCCGACCTGGCCACCCTGATCGCGTTTTTCCGCATCGCGCAGGGCCGGCTTAACGGCTTCCGTTTTCGCGATATCGTCGATTATTCAGCCACGGCCGGCACCGATGGCGTGCTCACGGTGATCACCGCCAATACCACCTGGCAGATGGTTAAGCGCTATACCTCCGGCAGCTCGACCAATGACCGCATTATTACGAAGCCGCGCAGCGGCACCGTGACGGTCGCCGGCGGCGGCACCTATACCGTGGATTACACCACCGGCATCGTCACCAAAACCGGCGGCAGCAACCCCACCGGTTGGACCGGCGATTTCGACGTGCCCTGCCGTTTCGACATCGACCGCCTGCAATATGAAGTCGTCGACCGCAACGCCAGCGACGTGCTGGTGGCCTGCCGCTCCATTCCGCTGTTCGAGATCCGCACATGAAAACCGTCGGCGCGTCGCTGCAGGCACACTTCGGCGCGGAATGCACCACGCTGGCGGTGCTGTGGAAGCTCACGCGCAGCGATGCGACGGTCATGGGCTTCACCGGGCACGACCGCGACCTCACCGTCGGCGGCGTCACCTACCAGGCCGACACCGGCGCCTATCGGCCGAGCGCCGTGCAATCCTCCGGCGACTTCTCGGTCGACAACCTCGATGTCGATCTGGTGCTCGATGCCGCCGCGATCACCGAGGCCGACCTGATGGCCGGCCTGTACGACCACGCCACGGTCGAGATTCTGCTGTGCAACTGGGCCGACCTCACGCAAGGCAGCATGACCGTGCGCAAGGGCACGCTGGGCGAGGTATCCATTGGGCAGGCCACGGCGCGCGTCGAGCTGCGCGGCATGTCGCAGCCTTTCCAGCAAACCATCGGCCGCACCTATACCCGCCGCTGCAATGCCGATTTCGGCGACGACCGCTGTGGCATTGATCTGGCCTCGCATACCGTCACCGGCACCGTGTCGGCGGTGACCAGCAATCGCGCCTTTACCCTCAGCAGCGCGCCCAGCGCCGCCGGCGGCGTGATCACCTTTACCAGCGGCGCCAACGACGGCCGCGCCATGGAAATCGTCAGCCTGTCCGGCAGCGCGGTCGAGCTATTCCTGCCCATGGGTTACGACGTGGAAATCGGCGATGCCTACACCGCCACCGCCGGCTGCGACAAGAACCTGTCCACCTGCCGCGACACCTACAGCAACGTGGTCAATTTTCGCGGCTTTCCGCACATCCCGGGCATCGACAAACTGGTGCAGACCCCCAATGCCCACTAATCCGCCCGTGACCCGCGACCTGATCGTCACCACGGCCCGTGCCTGGCTGGGCACGCGCTACCGGCACCAGGGCCGCCTGCGCGGCCATGCGGTCGACTGCGTCGGCCTGGTGCTTGGCGTGGCGCGCGCGCTGGACCTGACCACGCTGGACTTCACCGGCTACGGCCCCTTGCCGCGCGACGTGGAGCAGACCTGTGACGCGCACATGGCCCGCACCGACAAGCCGCAGCCGGGCGACGTGCTGCTGTTTCGCGTTGAGCTCAACGACGCCCCGAAGCACCTGGCGATCATGACGCCGATCGGCATCATCCACGCCTGGGCCGCCAGCCGCAAGGTGTGCGAGCACCGCATCGACGCCCTGTGGCAGTCGCGCCTGGTGCGCGGCTACGTGTTGCCGGGAGTGGCCTGATGCGCGCCTGGTCGCCCTTAGCACATCGCGCCCCCCCTGGGGGGGCAGCGAGCCGCGTGGCCTTTGGTTTAGGCGAGCGTGGGGGGCATTGCTGATGGCCTCGCTGGTGATCGCCGCCGCTGGTGCCGCGCTCGGCTCGGCCCTGATCCCCGGCACGGTGCTCGGCATGTCCGGCGCCAGCATCGGCTGGCTGGTAGGCTCGGCGCTGGCCACACCGAAGATCCCGAACCAGAACGTGCAAGGCCCGCGGCTTTCCGACCTGACCGTGCAGGCCAGCACCGAAGGCGCCGCCATTCCCGAGGTATGGGGCACCTGGCGCATGTCCGGCAACGTGATATGGGCCACCGACCTGATCGAAACCGTGAGCACGGAATCGCACGGCGGCGGCAAGGGCGGCGGCGGTGGCAAGACAAGCACCACCACCTACAGCTACAGCGCGAGCTGGGCCGTCGGGCTGTGCGAAGGCGAGATCGCCGCCGTGCGGCGGATATGGGCCGACGGCAAGCTGATTTACGAACGCGATGTCAGCGATGCCCTGCCCACCGGCGTCACGGTCTATACCGGCAGCGAAACGCAGGACCCCGACCCGACCATCGAGGCCGATGTCGGCGCGGCGGATACCCCGGCCTATCGCGGCCTGGCGTACATGGTCTTTGCCAATATCCCGCTCGCCGACTACGGCAACCGGGTCCCGCAAGTATCGGTCGAGGTGGATACGCTGGGCGGCGCCAATTTCACGCTTTACACCGACAGCGGCTTTTATATCCCGAACGTCGCCATACCGCTCGGCAGCCGGGTGTATGGCGCCATGGGGCCGGATGAGGAAGCGCCGGAGGGCAGCTATTTCGATAGCAGCTTCGCCCGCACCAGCATCGCCCCGCTGACGTTCGACAAGCGGCTGGCGGATTATCTGATCTTCGAAAGCGGTGCCGGCAATATCACCACGCGCAGCATGAGCCTGGATGGCAGCACGCTGGTGGCCGATGGCATCGACCTGACCTTCGACGTGGCCTACCCGGCCAGCAGCGTCGACTGTCCTAAACTGGATTTCACGATTGCCGGCACCTTCTATCACTATGCCTACGGCGACACCGCCGACGAAGTGTTCGTCTACACCTCGGCCGATGGCCTCGACTACACCTACCAGCAGACGCTGGCCGATTATTCGACCCTGACCGCGCCGCAGTTTTTCGATGAAGTCGGCACTTATCGCGCCTGGGAACTGGGCAGCACCGGCTGCGTGGTTTTCAGCGGCAGCGGCAGCGCCACGCCGAAGTGCTGGGTAACGTCGGACGGCGAAACCTGGACCGGCACCGCCGTCGGCGCCACGAATACCGACATGGGGTCCTGGAAATACGGCAGCACGCTGTGGATCGGGCTGGGCAGCAGTAACGTGCTGTACAAAACCACGAACGGCACCACGCTTACCCAGTTTTCCAGCGCGGTATTCAGCCCCGGCCGCAGCAATGCCAGCCTGGCCGTGTTCGGTTCTTATGTCTATGCGGGCTGGGGGAGTGGCGAAACCACGGTCTATCGCTCGCCGGCCACGGCCAACGGCGCGCTGTTAAGCGACATTGTCACCGACCTGTGCGCGGCTGTCGGCGTGGCTGCAGGCGACATCGACGTGGCCGATCTGACCGACGAGGTGCGCGGCTATGCCCGCACTGGCCCCATGACGGCCCGCGCCGCCATCGAGCCGCTGCAATCGGTGTATCTGTTCGATGTGGTCGAATCGTCGGGCGTGATCAAGTTCCCCAAGCGCGGCAGCGCCAGCGTGGCCACCATCGACGGCGACGACCTGGTGCTCGACGGACCCGACGCCGAACCGCTGACCATCACGCGCGCGCAAGAGGTGGAGCTGCCGAACGAAATCGCCCTGAAATTTGCCGACGCCGACCGCGACCACCAGCCCGGCGTGGTCTATGCCCGCCGCCTGGTGACCGAATCGCGCCAGACCACAAACCTCGAGCTGCCGCTGCTGGCCGATTCGGCCACCCTGCAGCAATCGGCCGACGTGCTGATCCGCGACGCCTGGCGCAGCCGCACGCGCTACGCGCTGACCCTGCCGCCGGCCTACCTGTACCTTGACCCCTGCGACGTGATCACCGTGACGCGCGGCGGCAGCAGCCACCTGATGCGCCTGACCGGCATGACCAGCGGCCCGCTCGGCAGCATCAGCGCCGAGGCCGTGGCCGAGGACGTGGGCGCCTATACCAGCACCGCCGGCGCCACCGACGACACCTGGGTCGCGCCGGTGCCGCTGGGCGCAGTCGGCGATACCACCGGCCTGGTGCTCGATCTGCCCGCCCTGACGGATGTCGATGGCCTGGCCCCGACCGTCTACCTCGCCGGACGCGGCCAGACCGGCGAACGCTGGCCGAGCGCCGTGGCCTACAAATCCAGCGACGGCGGCAGCAGTTACGACACCGCCGCCGTGTTGCCGCTGGCCGCCACCATGGGCACCACCAGCACCGCGCTGCCCACCGGCCGCAGCGACATCGTGGACGAATCCAGCACCGTCACGCTGACGCTGGAAACCGAAGGCGCAGCGCTGGCTAGCGTATCGCTCGACAGCCTGCTTGCCGGCGCCAACGCCTGCGCGCTCGGGGCCGACGGCCGCTGGGAGATCCTGCAATTCCGCAGCGCGGTGGAAGATTCGCCCGGCGTCTATACGCTCTCCGGCCTGTTGCGCGGACGCAAGGGCACCGAGCACGCCATGGCCCTGCACGAAATCGGCGACACCTTTGTGCTGCTCGAGTCCGGCAACGTCACGCCCGACGGCGTGCCCGCCACCGACTACGGCATGGCCCGGCCGTGGAAATTCGTCACCAGCGGGCAGGCCCTGGGCGATGTCACCGCCGCCAACGTCACGCTGTCCGATGCCGCCATGAAGCCGTATAGCCCGGTGCACCTGGGCGGCGGCCGATCTTCCGCCGGCGACATCACCATCAACTGGACCCGCCGCAACCGGCTCGACAACACCTGGCGCGACAACGTCGACGTGCCCATGAGCGAAGCCAGCGAAGCCTACGAAATCGACGTCTACAGCGATAACAGCTATACCACCGTCCTGCGCACCATCGACGCCAGCAGCGAAACCGCCAGCTATGCGGCCGCCGACCAGGTGACGGATTTCGGCAGCACGCAGGCCACCGTGTATTGCAAGGTCTATCAACTCAGCGCAACCGTCGGCCGAGGCTATGCCTTGACCGGCAGCATCTAGGGGCACACCATGGCATCCAGCACCACCCACCTCGACACCATCAGCAGCACGCAGGCGCAGAAGGAAGTGACCGCCAATGCGCTCTACGATGCCGCCAGCCACGCCACCGCCTGGGGCCGCCGCGCCAGCACCACGTCGGCGCTGACCTGGGGTTACTACGGCGGCGTGCTGTGGGTCGATGGCGTGCTCACCGCCATCGCCAATGGCACCGTCGCGCTTTCTGCCAGCACCACCAACTATGTGGAGCGCACCCGCGCCGGCGTGGTCAGCAAGAACACCACCGGCTTCACCGCCGGCAGTACCCCGCTCTATACCATCGTCACCGGCAGCGCCACCATCACCAGCTACACCGACCACCGCATCACCGAAACGCAATACACCGGCCGGCTCTCGAAATCCGTGGCCGGCAGCGGCAGCGTCACATTGACGGCGGAGGAGGCGCGCAACAACGTGCTCAACTTCACCGGCATCCTCACCGGCAACAAGACCGTGGTCGTGCCCAACGGCCCGCAGGTGTGGCATGTGTTCAACAACACCACCGGCAGCTTCAGCCTGACCATCAAGACCAGCGCCGGCACCGGCATCGACGTCGTGCAGACCAAGGCCGTCACGCTGGAGGCCGACGGCACCAATGTCGTCACCTCCAACACCGACACCGCCGCCCTGGGGGCGCAGCCGCTCGATGCTACGCTCACCGCCCTGGCCGGCCTGGCCACGGGCGCAAGCAAGGTGCCGTACTCCACCGGCACCGACACCTTCAGCCAGCTCACCCTCGACACCGACGGCACGTTGGCCGCCAACAGCGACACCACGCTGGCCAGCCAGAAGGCCGTCAAGACCTACGTCGATACCGCCGTTACCGGCCTGCTCGATTTCAAGGGCGTGACCGACTGCTCGGCCAACCCCAACTACCCGGCGGCGAGCAAGGGCGATTTCTACATTGTCAGCGTGGCCGGCAAGATCGGCGGCGCATCGGGCACCACGGTCGAAGCGGGCGACGCCTACTACGCCACCGCCGACAACGCTGGCGGCACCGAGGCCGGCGTCGGCACCAGCTGGGCGCATGTGGAGCACAACGTCATCCTGGGCACCATCGCCACCCAAAACGACAACGCCGTCGCCATCACCGGCGGCGCGATCGACGGCACGACCATCGGCGGTACGACGGCGGCGGCCATCACCGGCACGACCATTACGGCGAATACCGAATTTCGGGGGACGGTGCTGACCAGTAATGGCACCTCCAGCATTGACTTTAAGACCAGTGGCGGAACGCATTTATCAATCGCGCACGTTGCCTCGGTAGTCAACTATCAACAGCTCACTGGAAATGCTTCAGGTAGCCCCCCTGGAACGGTCTCGTTAGGGTCGGACACCAACATTCAACTCAGTTTCTCCTCGAAAGGATCGGGCGCGCTCGCGTTCTTCACAAACAATTATGGACAGAAACAATTTCAAGTAGCGCACACGGCTAGCGCGGTCAACTTTTGGCAATCGTCTGGCAATGTCACTTCGGCCGGTCCCATACAGCTTGCCGGCGGCTCTGATGCGAACGTTACAGGCAACGTGTCTTCAAAAGGCACATCTGGAATCAATTTCAACACGAATTCAACGGCCACGCTGCAGTTTCAAGTGACGCACGTTGCCAGTGCTGTCAATAATTTCTACACGAGCGGGTCCGCGACCGCTGGTAGCCCTGTGTTTGTGGCAACCGGCTCGGATACCAATGTAGGCTCGGACTTCGCAACCAAAGGTGCAGGGGCAAGCACGTTTTCAAGCGCTGCTGGCTCATCGGTGCAGTTCAATGTTGCTCACACAGCATCTACAGTAAATTACGGACAAGTCACCGGCGCCGCGACCGGCAGTGGCGTGACCTTCTCGGCCAATGGTTCAGATTCCAACATCGATTTCAAAGTAGCACCCAAGGGCACCGGGAAATTCGATATTTCCGGCACCGCATCCACCGCCGCTGGTACGCCTGCCAGTTTCTCTGCGGCGGAATATCTCGCGATAAAAGTCAACGGCGTCACCAAATACCTGCCGCTCGCCACGGCGACCTGGTAACTCACTTCACAAGGAGCAACAAATGGCAAAGGAACTGATGGGCGCAGTCGTGCGCAAGACCAAGATCGAGGCGACGTTTCGCTTTGACTTCATGGGGGCGACCAAGGTCGCGAAGAAAGAGGCGGATTGGCCCGCCGAAGTGCTGGCCCTGGGCGTGGCTCTGATCGCCGCGTGCGACGATCTCACGCCGGATCTGGACGACGTGATCGAGGTGCAGATCTACACCACCATCACCGACCCGGATGGCAACCCGCCTTTCTCCGATCCCGGCGACGTGGTGGATGTGGCATTCACTCCGAATTCTTCGCCGCGCTCTGCTCGCGTGGGCGATGACGAGGTGGTCCCTGCTGAGGTTGCTGCGGCTCGCGATGCTCTTCGTACTGCGATTCAGGCGGCGCTGTGAGCGGCGTGCATCCGAGCACCTCGCTGCAGCTGACCCTGCCCGCCGGCGATGTGCAGGGCCTGCTGCAGTTGCTGGGCGCCCAGCGCGTCGATAGCGGCTTTGCCGCGCTGTACCACGAAATCCAGCGCCAGGCCGAAGCGCAAACCACGCCGCCGCCCGAGGCGTGACGGGCTGATTTTCAACGCATCGCCGCCGCAGAGCGGGGAAGGGAATAAGCAATGTTCGACCTGATTGTGCAGATCGTGATGGTGATGGCGCCGGTGGCGCTGGGCGGCATTGGCTACCTTCTGCGGCAGAAGGATGCTGATCAACAGCGTCAGCTGGAAGAGCTGCAGCGGCAAAAGGATGCCCTCTGGGAAAAGCACGACGAGGATGCCGAACACCTGCAGGCGCTCGAACTCAAGATCGCCAGCGAGCACTACGTCAAGCGCGAGCTGGATGGAAAATTCGACAAGCTCGAATCAGCGATTACCGGCGGCTTGAATTCATTGGGCGAGCGATTCGACAAACTGGCCAACGCCATGACCGAGCATCTGCACCGCAAGCCATGAGCGTCCAGCCCCGAATCGCCATTGCTGCGTTGTCGCTGTCCGCCATCGGCTTCGCCGGCATTGTGGCACATGAAGGCTACAGCGAGCGCGCCATCACCCCCGTGCCGGGCGATGTGCCGACCATCGGCTTTGGCACCACGGCCGGCGTCAAGCCGGGCGACCGCATCACCCCGCCCCGGGCAGTGGCCCGCGCCCTGACCGACGTGCAGCAGTTCGAAGGCGCCCTCAAACGCTGCGTGACCGTGCCGCTGGCGCAGCATGAATACGACGCCTATCTGAGCCTGGCCTACAACATCGGCCCGCGCGCGTTTTGTGGCAGCACCCTGGTCAAGAAACTCAACACGCAGGACTACGCCGCCGCCTGCAACGAGATCCTGAAATGGGACAAATTCAACGGCCAGCCCCTGCGCGGACTGACTGCCCGCCGGCAGCAGGAAAACCGGCAGTGCCTGGGGCCGGCATGAAGTCCAGCCTGCTTCGGCCCCGTGCCGCTTACCTGAAACGAAAGGCACGGCCATGAGCATCCATTCGCCCTGGTACCCGGCCAGCATGACCCCGGAGCGAGCCGGCTGGTACGAGGTGAGCTACCACCGCGTCCGGCCCGGCCTGGGCTACATCATCGACGGCCGGCGGTACTGGACCGGCAAGCGCTGGCAATTCGGCCGGCTTGGCATGGAATGCGCCATGGGTTGCAACCCCGACGACGCCTGGCGCGGACTTAAGGAGCCACACGCATGAACCCCACCACCATCCTCGGCCTTCTCTTGGCGATTTCCGTCGCCCTGAATGGCTGGCAGTACCACACGCATGGCCTCGATGTCGCCAAGGTGGCCACGGCCGA